GACTAGATAATCCAATCTAGTTAATCTGTAAAATAAGTAACTGAAACATAAAATCTAGCGTCTGCAACTACATCACCAGCAAGATCGGCTGAAGAACCAGCAACAAATTTTGATATTGTTAAAGAACTGCTTCCAGCAACACCTGAAATCATTAATGGTGAAACAGAACCAACCGCTAATAAACTTCCAAAAACTCCACCAGCAACATAATTTTCTCTATTTAATGTCCCTATAGGAAAAGGTAAACCAGTAACTGTTAAAACACCAGTTGGTGCTGATACAGAAGCCACAGCCAAAAATCCAGTAACAGTAACTACTCTGCCTACTTTTGTATATGCAGCATTTACAAATGTAGCAGATTTTGTAATTGTTCCTGTTGTTGATGTAAAACCAAAACTCCAAGTACCTTCTTCATAGTCATCTAGTGTATTAGCATCAGAAGATGCTGATTGTGTTGCAGGAAATGTAATGCCAGCACCAGATGCTGATGGTGTTACACTACCAACACCAATAGTGCTTAATGCTGTAATCCCACCACCAGTATTTAAAACTAAGTTTTGAACAGGTGAACCTCCGTTTGATGGAATAGTTAAAAACCTAAGATAACCACCATAATCACCAGCAGTTGCAGAATTTTTAGCACCTTGAATAAAACCAAAAGGATAAGGATTAACAGCATTTCCTGTTTGACCACCTAACGCTATTGATGGTCCTACATTTGCACCTGTTGTATCTGTTGAGTAAATTCCAACAGTTCCTATTGATGAAGAAATACTATTGCCTGTTCCAAAGAAAGATGCAGTTGTTTCTCTAGGAGAACCTACGCCTACTTGTAGTAATGAACTAGGACTACTAGTACCTATACCGACTAGACCAGCACTAGTACCTTCTGTACCAATACACATTGCTTCTGTTAAAGCATTTGTTCCTGTACTTGGTCCACCACCATACAAAAACCTCCAACGACTTGCACCAGCAGAGCCTGTAATATCCATACCCCCAGTACCACTTGATGAATTTTCTAATATAAAAGAAGCAGTTACTTGACCACTTGTACCTGAACCTTTAACTTGTAGTTTTGCAACTGGGTTTGTAGCACCAATTCCCAAGTCACCATCCGAATCAAGGATTAATCTATATGCACTTGCAGTATTGTCATAAAAAACAAATCTGTTTGATGTTGTATTTTCAAGTCCAAATTGCCAACGATTTACATCCCCATTTTTTAATGTAATAAGAGGGTCATTACCATTGATGGTAAAAATTGTGCTAGGACTACTAGTACCTATACCTACATTACCAGCACTTGTAATTCTCATTCTTTCATTTGCACCATTTGTAGCAAATGCTAAAGCACCTTGATAAGCAGCAATAGCAACATCTGTTGCACTACCTGAACCTATACAACTTAAATATCCACCTATTAAAGCATTTACAGTTCCACTATTTTGTATGTTTAACGCTGTACCACCTGCACTAGTAGAAGTAGCAATTAAAGCAGATGCAGATGCACCTGAACTAATTGTTAATGATGCTCCGTTATATGTAAGTCCAGCACTATCACTTAATAATCCACTAGCACCAGCAAATGTTACTCGACCACTTGTTAATGCACTATTCTTAATAGAACTTGTAGTTAGAAATGAGCCATCCCATGTTAGACCTGATGAGCCACCTAATGAGCCACTATTATTAAACTGTACTTGTGTGTTAGAACCACCTATTGAGCCTGTGCTTTTAGTAGCTAAAACTTGAACTACTCCACTAGAATCTTCGTAATATAACTTACCATCTGCTGTGTTTATAGCTAGTTCGCCAGGGACAAGATTAGCTGCAGTAGGAACTGCACTAGCAGTCGTAGAATAATAAATGCTGATAGGTGTGAATCCGCTTGCTGACATTAGAATGTTCCTCCAAAGATGCCTGTTACGGCTGTTATAGTTCCTGCATTTGTTATGTTATTTCCACCCATTGCAAGGCTTCCTGTCATTGGTGTTTGACCATCACTTGCTACTGATCCTGTTAAAGCACTTGCAATATCACTTAATGTCGTATTTGCCCATGTACTTGATATTGTAGTACCAGTGATAACAGGATTGCCTGCAGGCAAGCTGTAACTACCCGATCCATTGCGTGACATTATCTATTCTCCTTGCGTTGTTTGTTGTAGCATTAACATTTTAGCTAAGTTTTCTGTTGCTGTAGTATTTAAAGGTTTAGATACATTAGGCATTTGCAATAATCTTAAAGCATCCTCTGGTGATAACATTGTTTGAGCCAACATAGATTCTAATTCTTTATTAGAGTTTTTATAAGCAACATCGCCTATTTTTTGGGCTACTTTTCCTGCAATTTGACCACCAGGCCAATTTCTTAACAAGTTAGGTATATTTGCTTGATTTACCATGTTTGAATAAGCTAGTTTTTGCACAGTATCAGAACCAACACCTTTGCCAGAAGTTTCAACAAAAGTCTTAGTTTTTATATCTTCAGCAATAGCCTCTAATCTTGCTAATTGTTGCTTAGATAAAACACCTTCTTTTTTAATCTTTTCTAATTCTTTAGCAAAATTATTAGCAAAAATTTTAGTTTGATTAGGATCAATAGATTTTCCAGCTAACTTAGCAATTTCGTCTAATTGATCAACAGGTTTAGATAAACGAGCAAATGTTTCTCTAGCTACTTTGTATTCAGGACTAACTTGTGGGTTTTCCATAAAATCTAATAATCTATTTTTTGCACTTAATAAAGCATTTTTGCGAGCCTTTTGTGCAGAAGTAGGATCAAGAACATTAAGTTTAGCTATTTCGTCATCAAGAGCCAACTTTGTTTGATGTAAGCCTTGTAATGAACCTTCAGGTTTACCAATATCAATACCTTTATCCAAGGCATTTTTTCTAGCCTCTACCATTGCTTTTTTAATAGATGGTGATTTAACTAAAGATGCAATTTCATCTTGTAATAATGGTGTTAATGTAGAAAAATCCATTTGTTTACTTAAAGCCTTTTGATATAAATCATCGGCTACTGTTTCTCGTAAATTAGTATATTTTTCAACTCGTGTTGGTGTAGCAATATTTTGTAGTGCATCTATTCTTGCTTGAGCATTTGCTGCTTGACGATTTGCTAATAAATTAGTTGCCTCTGGAGAAGATGCACCTACTGCTCTTTCAGTAGCTGCTAAACTAGGAACATTAGCTACTTGTGCTGTTGTTGGTTTTGAGCCTGGTACTAAATCTCTAGCATTTTGTAAATTACTTATAGCTGTATTTTCTTCACCACCTGTAAACTTACGCAATGCCCTTGCTAAAATTGCCTCCTTACCTTCTCTAGTAAAAGGTTCAATTAATGGTTGTCCTACTTTTTGCCATGCTTGATTAAGTACTGATCCTACTGCTGGTGCAAAACCACCAAAGGCAGCGTTTATCCCTCCAGCTTTAACACGATCTTCTAAATCGCCTGGAGTCATTGCACTACCTAAAACACCACCTACAGTTGCTTGTTGAGCCATCTTACTTATAAGATTTGATGGTACACCTGTTAGTGCTTGTATAGCTTTTGTACCACCAGCTTGAGGTATTATATAAGAACCTATTTGTCCTACTGTTGCCGATACTGGATTAATCTCATTGGCTAAATCAACCATTGATTGACCCATTTCAGTTACTTTTTTAGGGTATTGTTGATATTTTTCAGGTGTTACTAACTCTCCTGCTGCACCTAAACCTTTAACTAATTCCCCCATTCCTGCAGCTATAGCAGGGCCAACAACAGAAGTAGGTTTCTTAACTTCAACTCCACCTATTGTTACTGTTCCTTTTGTTTGTGGCTTGGCAACAGATACTTCTACACCCCATTTTTCTCTTATGGCATTTTGAGTAGCTTCATTTGCCGATACAAAATTTTCGTCTTGAGGTGCAAATTTCTCAAAAATAGCTTTTTTGGTTTCCTGATTAGCATTGACATAATCAGGATTAGTAAGGAGGTCTTTTAAATTCATTGTTTAGGCTCTATATTTAATAAAGGATTATTAGGATTTACACCTGATTTAAACTCTAAATTTGCTTCATTACCTACTGCAAGATTAGGGTTTAAATTATGTGACTTTGCCACATCAGCCCATTCAGTTCTTTTTGAATTGTATTGTTGCACAGCTAAATTGTTAAATTTGGTTGCTAAATTATGGAAATCTTCTCTTTGTTTTGGTGTTAATTTTGTTCCTGCAGCTACATTTTGGACATAATTTTCTAATCTATCTAATGCACCACCAGCTTTTAATGCTAACGCTAATTCTGATTCTCTTACAACAGAAGTTGGATCAAGCAATTTCATAAACTTAGTCGCTGCAACTAAATCACCAGCAGGACTCTTAGCCTTAATTCCTTCATTAATTTGACCATAAGCACTTTGTATTTCTTGATATGCTTTATAAATAGGCTCTTGATTAAATGCTTTTTTAATCTCAACAATATTTTGAAATGTTTTTTGATCGGCTTTAGCTGCTTCAACATTTATATTTTGAACAGGTTTTAAATCTAATTTATCTTGTTTGATCTTTTGACCTATTGCTGCTAATTGTTGTGCAGTATATTGTGCTGGATCAGTACCAAAACCTAATATCATTCCATTTGCTTTAATTTCAGGTGGGAATGTCTCTTTTTCTTTCTTAATATTACCCTCACCAATAGTTTCATATTGATTTGTTACAGGGTTAAATTGCCTTCTTATAGCGTTTTCAGTTAAAGTAAATGGTTTTAATTGCTCTTGAACTTGTGCAACTAGTGCTGGATTACCTGTAGACTGTGCATATTTAAGAGCCTCAAGTAAATTACCTTTAACTTCCGTACCTTTTACAGCCTCTTGTGCAGGGTTTACAGTAAAGTTAGGCAACAAGTTACCCATGTCATCTCTTGAACCTATAGCACTTGGTGCAACTCGTTCACCTGTTGGTGTTGTTATAGTCTCAGGCATTGCCTCAACATCAGGAGTACCAGCCTTACCATACATTAAATCTGTAAACTTATTCGCTTGCTCTGTTTGTTGTTCACGAATAAGATTAGCCAACTTAGATTGCTTGCTTTCAACTTCCTCCCCTGCTTGCCTACCCATATAAGCATTAGCTAAAGGTGCTAACTGTTGTATTATGCTAGGTGCAACATAACGACCACTTACCATTTGTCCTTGTGGTTGTTCTAATGCCCTTGATTGCAATAAATCTGCAAGTTTCTTCTGTCTTTCAAGAGCCAATATTTCAGGTGCATTTTGATCAAGATAGGGAGATTGTGCCATTATGCTGTCCTCAATAATTTTGCTAGTGCGTTTGTATCTTGCACAGGTTGATTCTGTTGTCCAAAGTTAAATGGATTTGCTTGTTTATAAATAGATGGAATCATTGTTGGTATTTGTGAACCTCTAAGAGCATTTGATATATTAGACTGTTGCTGTGTTAAAGCTGATTGTTGTAATGAAGATTTTAATAAATTACCTAATTTTATAGAATTTGCTTTAGCTGTAGTATCAGGTTTGACTGGCTCTTGTACAGGTAAATTTTCTGCAATTGTAGGTAAATTTTCAGGGTTATCCCAAGGGTCAAAAGTATTTGGAGTTCCTGATACTGTTAATTCTCCTGCACTTAAATTAGGTTTAACACCTGTTCCACCAATACTTGTGCCACCACCTATATTTGAGCCAATTATTCCACCACCGATTTGCCCTATATCTGTACTACCTAAATCTACACCATTAAAAGTAGGTTCAAGTGTTCCAATAGTTACATTCTCAGGTGCAACATCAATTAAGCCTGGGTCTAAATAGGCAGTATCTTGTAAATTGCTAGGCATTACTGGTACTTGACTATCAATAACACCATCTTCTAAAGTAACAGTTGCTCTACCAGCAGTATCTATAGTTGGCCCTGTCAATTCTGTCGGATTACCAAACTCTTTCAACATTTGAGCAAGTCTTGTAGCATCATCGGTTGCTATTGATGAAACATCAGGTGTTGGTGTAGGGTAAGAATCTATTGCTGATTCGTATGCACCTGTAGCACCAGCATCACCTAATAAAGTAGTTCCTAATAAATCTGCACCGACAGTTTCACTTGCTAATGTTGGTAATCCTGTTTCTGTTACACCTGTAAACCCATCGCCACCTATTGCACCACCTACTGCAGTTCCTATTTGCTGACCTACATAAGCAGTAGCAGCCGATTTCAATACATCCTCTGGGCTTCCACCTGCTATAGCTGTATCAGCACCAACAATATAAGGCACAAGATAAGCATTACCTGTAGCTGTGGCTGCTAATATAGCTGCAGTTTTAATAGGATCATCAGCCATATTGTTAAGAATAGGATTAACATAACTGTTTAAAAATCCCCCAATTCCACCACTACCTTCCCTCATCTTTTCTTGTTGATATTGTTCATTAGCAATATATTGTTTAATTTCTTCAACAGGAGGTGCCACAGGTTTTTCTTGCCAAGTGTAATTAACACCTCCAGCAAGAGGTGCTTCATACCAAGGAATTACAGCACCTCCGTAATCTATTCTCACTTAGCCACCTAAATTAAAAAAATTATTTAAGTAATTGGGGTCTAAATTAGTAGTGAAGTCCATTCCTGCTAAAGGATCGGTTAGCATACCACCTGTACCTGAGCCATAAAATGTATTATCTAAACCAATAGATTTTAAATAATCAGCATTACCTGTAATTGCAGAACCACCACCACCAAATAATTGATTCCATAAACCTGAATTACCTATTGATTCAAGTCCTTTTGAACCTAATCCTAACAATCCACCTAATGCACTATTTGGGCCTGTTCCACCTAAGATTGCACTTGAACCAAGTCCTGATAATCCACTTAAAAGTGATGACCTTTGTGCTGCTTCAGCGTTTGCTCTTGCAATATCTGTAGCGTTTTGACTTGTATATGCACTTAGATAATCAGGCCCTGCTACTGCTGCTTGATTATAAGGAGTTACATAGCCTGGAGTTGCTAGATTACGAATATTCGCTGCTGTTGTATTCTGTAATCCTTGTGCTTGTAAACCTGTTTGCATACCACCAACAATAGCACTTGTAAGAGCATCATTTTGAGTTTGACCTAGCAATGTTTTAGCACGATTGTAAGCCTCAGAGCCAGGCATAATGCCTTGATTAGCTAACTGTGCATCAAGAGCCTCTCTTGCTTGAGATTGTTGTGGTGCTAACCTTTGCATAATTGCATTAGAATAAGTATCGCCAGGGTTAATTCCATACATCGGATTTGCTTGCGATGCTTGTAAACCAGCTAATGAACTTTGAGTAAGATTTTGTAACTCAGGGCTTAACTGTTGATTAGCACTCCAAATAGGATTACCTTGAGCATCTGTACCTGTTTGTTGATAACTTAGACTTCCGTAAGGTGTTTGTTGATTAATACGATTTGCTGCAGTTGCTTGTAATGCACCAGCAATATTACCTTGAGCATTAGCTTGTGCAGCTTGTACAAAAGGGTTGGTAGAAGTAAATTGACTAGTCTGTGGTTGTCCAAATGGTGTTTGACCCATAAAATTAGGTTGCACAGTTTGAGTATTTACAGGATTACTAGGTTGCATAGGTTGAAAAAATTGATTAGTTGTTGGTTGTTGATAACCTTGAGGCATAACAGAGTCACTACCATAACTATCGTATTTAAGTTGCCCATTATTATATGGTGCTTGAGGTTGTCCACTAGGCACAAATTCACCATTAACCATGCTCATTCCTTGAGGCATTTGACCTGCATTAGGGCCTGAAAAAAATGATTGCAAAGGCTTTGCTTGAGGTTGTTGTCCTAACCCCATTAACCCTTGATTTGGCTGTGATGTCGCTTGATCAAATAAACCCATAACTCTCTCCTGTTAAAAGAAACCAAGTTATCGGTCTTGTACCGATTATACTCGATTTTCTTAAAAAACTATATAACCCCACCTGCTTCCATTACGAAATCGGTAGATGTCCAATGCACTTCAATTCCTTGACTTGCAATACTTAAATTTAACCCTGCACAGTAACCTATTCCTGTTACTCCTTGCCAATCTTTATTAATTGTCAATGTTCCACCCCATGTTGCTTGATTCCATAATGCTGTATCCCACTTACCTATTGCATACGCACCAGGGTTAAACTGAACTGCACCTAAGTTATTCTGTTCTTGAAAGTCTGTCGATACATTGCATAAAACAGTCGGTACACCATTATCTGTCAATAGCATAGGTCTTACCATTGTGAATCTCTTTTGTTGCCCTCTAGTCTCGAAATAGCTATATGCCTGTTGAACTTGACCGACTATATTCGCACCATTATCTGCGAATGTGTCCCAAAACTTACCTACATAACCATCACCACCAAAGTACATATCTTGATTGCTCATTTGAAATGTATAAGCCTCAATACCTGTAAATTGTCCCCATGACTTTGTAATGGTGTGCATGACATATTGTTGCATCCCAACATCTGTCGGAATATTCAAAATAAGCATATTCTCACCAGCGTAATACGAAATCTGCCAATTAGGAAGACTTGAGAAAGAACTAGCAGCTTGACTTACAGCATAGTAAATTTTGTCTGTTAGATTAACTCTAGGGTCTAGTCTTGACGATTGTAAAGCACTAGCAAGTGGTACAAGTCCATCTTGAGTAAGTAATAGAACATCACCACCCCACTTGAAAAAGCATCTTCTAGTGAATGTTTGACCTAATTGCCATACCCCTTTTAATGCCCAAGTCGCTACATTACTAGGATCAGTACCTAGATATACGATTGTTTCGCCATTAGATGTAACAAATACAGCGTAATCGTCTGCACCTTCGCCAGCGTCTATTGTCCATGTTGCCATTGCTTGTAAATAGCCACCATTTCTTGCAATACTACCAAAATCTAATTGACTAGCTGCTCCACCTATGCTTTGAACAGGCATATACCAACAATTTAGCGTATCTTTTTGCGTAAAATATAGTCTGTTTTTAAAGAGATTTACATTAATAAATGTATTTGAATTTACTCCTGTAATCCCTAAGACTGTATAAGTCCCCACGACTGTTGCATCAGCAGCAGGGGTACTCGCCATTGTATAAGTGAATGTTGATGCACCTGTAACTGTAATTCTGTAATTTCCGTTATATTCGCTACTTGTTGCACCTGTAATTGTTACTTGATTACCTGTTATTAAGCCATGAGGACTAGCAGTCGTTAAAGTAGCAGTAGTTCCACTCTTTGTAATCGTTAAAATTGTTTGTGCAGTCGATGTCGTAGCTATATATGACCAAAATGTTCCGTTATAGACTAAGACTGGGTCTGCACCATTACACGCTATTAGAAAACTACCACCAGAGTTAGTTAAAGATACAAACTGAAGTCTATTATTAGTTAATCCTGTAAATACGCTTGTTGCTGTACTTGTCGATGCGTCATATATGATTGAAGTACCTACTGCAAACAGTTTATTCCCTGTAGGACTAGAATAATTCATCAAAGTATTAACTTTACCTGATATACCTGTTGAATACTTTGTATAACCTTTTCTAAAAGTAATGTCTGTAGGTGTAGGAAACCAGTTATTCATGGTTACAGCATCCATTGCATCCATATTAGCTAATGAATCTCTAGCGTTCCAACCCCCTATTGGTGATGGAATACTAGCAGTCTTAGCCCTAAACTTTTGTGGGATCATGACCCATATCCAGTATCAGGAATGTTAGCGTACCCTATCAATACCTTGCTTGGATAAGGTGCAAAACTCAATGTAGCACTACCCTTATCGTTTGCTTTAGCTACGCTTAGATACCTTTCGTAATCTTGTTGTAGGCTTGTAGTATCAAAGTTCTTAATTTGGAAGAACTTGAGTTTAGTAGCAAGCACCATGATTGTATCGTCAAGGAAAGTCGTGTCAGTATCAGCAGTAAAGCTGTTTTTAACAGTTCCACTTGAACTTTCAGCCCACCCTTTTGATCTGTATTCATATCCTAGATACTCCTGTGTGTTCATTATTGGCCATATATTGAAATATTCGCCATAGATTCGCCATCTTACTCGTGGGCCTGTCGAAATATAACCCGACTTTAGCCATTGCCATTGCTGTGCATCCTCTGGCCCGAGCATTTCCCAATGTTTTGTTTTATCCCACTGCGTTCTATCTGTAATAGTCTCGTAATCAGGAGGTAAATCGTACTTTGTTTGACCAAATGTTAGTGCTATACCGACAGTAGTTGCTTGTAAAGGTTGATTAAGCGTAACAGTAGAACCAGCAACAGAAACCACATAACAATCTTGTGCTATTCCTGTGCCAGTTACTTGCCACTTATTACTTAAACCTGTTGTATTTGCTACATTTAACAGATTGTAAGAACCATTTACACCATCGCCAGTCGTACTAATCGCTTGTGTGTAGAAACGATACTCCTTTTGCAATGCTCGCCAATCGTATTCTTTAATCAGGTTATAACCAGCACGATTCATTAAAGCTAATAACTGAATTACATCTTGCTGAGTATTGCCTGCGACATAAGTTGGTGCAACTAGACCTAGTTCACTAGATGTTTGTTGCATGAGTTCGAGCATTGTCGATGACATATTATTCCTCTACTTTTGGTTTCCTACCTCTTTTTTGACCAACGGCTGCAAGTAGAGATGTCATTTGGGATTCAAACTTAGTTTGCATCTCCAACATCTTTGCATCTGTTTCTTGCCTTATTTTAGCATTTTCTTCACGCAATTTGTTTATTTCTTCTTCTCTTTGTGCTACATCTGCACCCTCTTTAGCCATTTTAAGGAAAGCCCTCGCTTTATCCCTAAAGGTATGTGGTGACATTCCTGCCAACATTCCTAGCTTTTGGATGCTTTGATCGGTTGCCATTGCAATAGACTCTACTGTATGGAACTTAATTCCTCGCAATTCTTCGGCTTGTGTTGAAGTAATCAAAGGCCATTCTTTTAATGAAGTCCCTGAGTAACTTGCATCATCGCCTATGCGATTCATAAAATTAGCCCATTGTATTGGAAACCTATTTTTATCTGATTCGTACACTTGACGATCAATCTCTGATAAAGAATCGCCTGGTACTACTATTTTAATAAAGACTCGTTCTTCAAAGATCGGTCTACCTTCTTCTAATGTCCTATCAGCGTTTTGAACTTCTCGCTTTTCAAACTTAACTGCTAATCGTGAATCTGCGTTGTGAATATCTGAATCAATCATTTAAAACTCCCAAGTATTTAGGTTTTTAAAAAAAGAAAGGTTGCCATCTCTGACAACCCTTCGACTTACTTACACAGATGCTTTGCTGAACCAGCCATAGTCACCTGATGCCATTGCAGTTGCTGGACTTAGATAAGTACCACCACTTGCTGTTGCTACAAAAGTTGATGCGTTGATAGAACAAGTAGCTAATGATGCTGTAATAGCTGCACCAGCTACGGCAAACACATAACGGAAACCATCTGAACCAAATGTCTCTAAACCCAATGGGCCTGTAGTAGGAACACTTGCACCAGCCGAGTTAAGGTTAGTATTTGCTAGGTTTGTTAAATCAATCCCTGCAATAGGGAGAACTGAATAAGCCATGATTATTTTCCTTTCTTAAGCAATTAACTTGCCCTGTAAAAATTGGTTAGAACAAGTAAGGTTACCAGCCCAACCATACAATTTAACAATCGCATCTTGATTGATCGCTTGTCTTTCGCCACCAATAGGAACGAAATTGCGTTCTTTATGTGGTCGTAAGAAAATGTAATCAGTATTCAAGAAGAACATTGTGTTTGCTGTAGCTTGTGAGCCTACACCACCTCCGAGTACGACATCGGCACTTGTACCACCACCATAGAACTTAAGGGATGCGAAACCTGATGCACCTGATTCCTCAGAAGTAATACGCTGAATAGCTTGTAGTGCTTGAACATAGAAAGAGTAGTAGTTGTTATCAGCAACGATTAAGTCAGCTTTGTCTGTTCCACGAACTAATTGAATAGCTGTAGAAGTCATCTTAGCCAAGATAGTTGTTGCACTAACTGCTGCACCGCCTGTGGTTACGACTGGCCGCCAAAAAGTCCAGTTGGCTCTGTTGATTCCGCCGTATGTTCCTGTGGCTGCATTATCAGGAATTGCAGCTGCAAGTCCAGTAATATTTTTCCCGCCATTGCCAGTGCCATCAAGGTACAAGTCACCAGAAATTCGATTTAGTAAACGAGCCTCAGATACTTGCATACGACCATCTAGTAAGTCGATAATCGCCTCTTTAGAACTGTTCTGTAACATTTCTAGACCACTCATTGTTACGCTATCAGCGTACTGAGTAATTGAATACTGAGCAGCACTAATAGGGCTATCAGGGGAAATATTTAATACTTCGTATCCCGAATAGCTGTTAGCGTTATTTGTTGCATTCTGTTACTTCAGCTTTCGCTTACTGACCATTTCTGGCGGTTCAAGTTCTTCGACTTAAACTCTAGGACTTCTGCTAACTTAAGTTATATCCTAGTTCAGACTATCGCACCACCTTTTCAGGTGTTTTCTCACTTAGTCGTTCAGGCTGCTTTCGCTTGCCCCCTGTCGCCTACTTCTAGGCTTCCAAGTCAATCAGAGAAAATTATTCAATTTGCGTTTTAATGCAAAAGGCCACCAGCAATTAATGGATCATTATACATAATCTCCTGAAGGATAACATTCCCCCCAGAGAAAGGCTTGATGTTACCTTTTTGGTCAAGTCTTTGTAGTATTGCATTGTTTTGTGTTAAGTTATCTGCCAACTCACCACTACGACTTTGAATAGTCGTTGCGATAATATCGGTGATAGCACTATTAGCGAAAGCCATAATAATATCCTTTTTAGTTTAGTTAAACCCGACCACCCATAGATTGATTTAATTGTTCCTCAATCACAGATCGTCTATCCTTTTTATCAACTGTTGAACTTAATCCACTAGGTGTAACGGATCGAGGACTTAATGCAGTCGATTTTGCTTTAGCTACTCGTTGTGCTTGGCTTTGTGTAGAACCTTGTTTGAGGAGTCGTTCTCTCTCAAGTTCCCATACATCGTCTTGTAAACGCACAGCTTTTGCATAAGCACCTTCAAGGTCTTGGGCATAACCTTTCTCAAGTAATTGAGCCATAGTTTCCCTAACCGATTCAAAATGTGGAAACTTCTCCACATTCGTTGCTACTCGATTGATTTCTGACATCAACCGATTATTTTCTTCTTGCTCATACCTAGACTTAATAGTACCAACTTCTTGATTCATGTGTTGAAGTTGTTGCATTAATTGCTGAGTATAAGGGTCAATTTGTTGCTTTTGCATCTCCCCTTGGTTTAATTGTATACCATAGTCTTGTGCAAGTCGATGAAACATTTGGATTTTTTGCTCAGGAGGTGCTTGACTTAGTATCAAGTGTGCCCTTCCTAAGTTGTTAATCCATTGTGCCTCATTAATATTCTGTTGTTTAAGGTGTTCTCTAAAAGGTGCAATAGCCTCATCCAAAGGCTTAAATCTGTCTGCCTCTGCTTTGTAAGTATTTACCCCTTTTTTGTATTCAGACTCCCTCTGATTTAAGTATTCAAGGTGTTTCTTGCGTTCATCGCTAGATAATTCCTCACCATTTTGAATCTTGTCCCAAATCGGAAGATACTCTTTTTTCCATGTTGTAGGTCTAATAGGCTTAGATTCTTCTACAATCTCCTCTACTTCATGTGGCTCATCATGTGAGCCTTCTTCTTGTACTTCAATAGGCTCTGGTTGTTGTTCTTCCCTAACTTCTACAGGCTCATTGCTAAACGCTTCTTCTAGTGCTGATCGTAAATCTGCCATTTTTCTCTCCAAGTAATCGGATTAATACTTCAATTTAGAATAAACAATCTCACCAATCTTAGCCTTGAGACTAGGATCATAATACTGTTTAGGCTTATGCTCTTGCTTCTCATTACCTACTTCGATGCAACCATGATCTTTTAAATGTGTTCTGTGTCGTGATCTTGAGGTTATCCAACTACCATCAATCATTGACTTATAAGGTTGAATATCACTCATTACCATGTTAGCTTGTCGCTTAACATCTTTCATTTCCCATGATCTTTCAGCTTCCTCTTGACCGATTGTAGGAGTCCAATGGGCTAAAAATGCTTCTTTATCTGTCATTACATTCTCCTTATAAGTTCTGGTATCTGATCGTAGTCTTTCTCATCAACAGGTATTACAGAGTCGTACCAACTACCATGTTTCCATCGCCAACATTTAAACTCGTCTTTAGGCATCAATACAATACATTTAACTCCTAACGCACCAGCTAGATGAGCAGTAGCAGTATCAACTGTAACTACACCTTTCATAGCCTTAATGTGACTAGCAGTCTTAGACCAATCTTTTTTCCACCCATCGTTAGGTAAAGGATGCCAAAACTCGTCACCATCAGGGTTTAATGAGTAAGCATTTGTACCTACCAACTCAAGCATATTCTTAGGGTGCATAGTCCTTACATAATGCAATATACCCTTGGATGTCGCCCAATTTACCCCTATCTTGCTTGGAATATTTGATGGAATTGCCTCAAAATAACCCTCACTACCAACAATTTTCTGCAAACTACATGGAAATAATGCCTTAACATGAGGATGTTGTAATGATAAGTAATAAGGTAAAGATATTGCACCAATCCAATAATCTGATTCAACTGCTGTTCCTTCTTCTGTTGCATTGGTAAATACATCTATGCTACTGATCTGCCCTAATAGATAATGTAATGAGTCGTGATTAAGACTTACGACCTTTCTTGCACCTAAGACTTTCAAAGCTGGTAAGAATCTAGCGTATTGAATAATATCGCCAAAGCCTTGCTCATGCACAACTGTTATTGACTTACCTATGAGACATTCGCCTCGCCAAACAGGTATTTTTAAAGGTTTAACATAATCTGCAGCTTGATTCGCCATGACTTCAGGATGCCATCTGTATTCAAATAATCTGAAACCAGCATCTAATCTTCCAGCGTGTAAATGCTCATAAGCCTTTTTGTATTCAGTATGAGGATTTAATGTAGGAGTATTAATATGGCCTCCTCATCATCTTGATCTGCTCTAATCTTGGCATTTTGAATAGCCAATTCCATATTGAGTCTGTATATTTCTTGGCGAGCATTAATTGCATAAATAAGTTTCTGTCGTTCATTTTCAAGTGATTGAATGTCAAAATCGACTTTGTCTATCTTTGGTTGTATAGATTTTACTTTAACTTCAATGACTTTGCGTACTTCTTTTGGGTCAATTAAGTTAGTTAATGCCTCTTTTCTTGCTCGTATCTTCTCAATTCTTAGTCTGTTGCGTTCATTCTCTGCCTGTTGTCGTTTCTTGAGTAATGCTCGAATCCTTCTTAGTTCTTCTTTAGTAATGCCATCGTGCATATCCATCTCAGGTACAGGATTTGTAGTCTGAAACGCATTATTCTGAAAAGCATTGACTTGAAACGCTGCTTGAAACATTTAGAAAGTCCCACCAAAGATTCCTGTTGTTGCTGTAATTGTCGTACCTGTGATTGTGTTTGGTGTTGTTCCACCTATGACTGGTGGTGCTGATAAGTCTAATGTGCCACCTAATGTAAGACTTCCTGTAGTCGTTACTGTACCACTTAGTGATATACCTGAGACTGTACCTGTACCACTTACGCTAGTGACTGTCCCACTCGTATTAGACTTATTGTTAAATGTTGTCCAATCAGTCGATGTTAGATAACCATTTACGCTTGCTGTAGCTGCAGGCATACTAATTGCTGGTGTTGCACCACCACTTGAGACTACAGGACTTGTACCTGTAACGCTTGTAACAGTTCCTACGCTGATCGAGCCACCTAAACTTGTGCTAGTCCCATTAATCGTAATTGCTGAGTTAGTCAAACTTGCGTTAGCTATGTTTGTTAGGGTATTTGTAGAACCTGAAATTGATTTGTTTGTTAGAGTATCTGTTGTATCTCTACCTACTAATGTCGTAGTAGCGTCAGGCAATGTTACGACTCGACCTGATGTTGATACTGCATCTAATAGCGTAATAGCACTTGTAGCACTACTTGAACTCCTAAATCTGATACCTTTGTTGAAGTCTGTACCATCGCTAATTGTTACTAAACCTGAGCCTTTAGGTTGAATATGTAGCCCAATATTTGTGCTTGATCCTTCAGCTACTATGTGCAAGGGTACACCAACTCCAATACCATTCTTTAAAGTAAAGTAATCTGTTGCACTTGCGACAGGTGTTAATAAGAGGATTTCATTACTATTGACATCATTAATCTGCCCAATAATAGGTGTAGTTAATGTCTTGTTTGTTAGTGTTTGTGTTCCTGTTAGCGTTGCAACTGTACTGTCGATTGCTATAGTTCCACTTGTCGTTATCGTTCCACCTGTTAGACCAGTTCCTGCTGTGATACTTGTTACAGTTCCTAAAGGGTTTGTAGACCAACTTGTATCTGTGCCATCTGTTGTTAGATATTTACCTGTATTACCTGTTTGACTAGGTGCAAGTGCATTAAACGCAAGATTAGCAGTAATTTGACCAGTTCCACCATTAACAATAGGAATAGTACCTGTTAATACATGGTCTGCGTTCCAATCACTTGGTCTTACTAGGCTTGTATCTGCCTCGTCAGGTATCGCTGAGACTTTTAAATGCTTAACTGTAATAGCCATCACTGGACTCCTACAATTTTGCCTTGCTCATCCCTAATTACTTGTTTTGGTCTGTTTGATGCCTCTTGCTGTTGTTGTAAAGTACCTATTAACTGCCCTATTGTATTAGTCATACTCTGATTACCTTGACTAATTGCATTGGCTATAGGTGCTAGAGGATGCTCTTGGGCTTTCATCATATCTTCGTCATTCTGATACTCTGCATAAGCCATTGCACCATCGTCTAAACCATTAGATATTCGTGCAGTTTCGATCTTCGCACCATTATTGATGTATGCAAGAAGAATCTGTGTGTTCCTCTCTGTCATCATCTTCATTTGGGCTAACTTCATCTCCATCTCACGATCCATAGTCTGTCGTTGAGCCTCTAACTGGTTGCGTAGCGTGTTCTCTTGTGCTTGCATCTCTTGTTTATGTTGCTCAACTTGCATCTGTTGTTGCATTTTCGCTTGTTCTAACTGTGCGTTCATCTGCATTTCAGCTTGTTTAGCCTGGCTTTGTGCTTGAATCTTCATCATCTCAGGATTAGGCTGTGGTTGTCGTGGTTGTTTAGCCATTTCTTTGAGTTTATCTGCTGTTTCGTCAATTAAACCCTCTAAACCTTTACCTACTTTGAACCCTGTGACACCAAACTTGAGCATTTCCATAGCCATTGGTACTAATTCAGGTGCATTTTGTCCTAAAGGTATGATGTTTTGCATAAAATTACCTACTGCACTCAAGAACTCCATGCGATCTTGCTTCTCTTGCATCTCATCTTGGTAAATCATCGAATCTGAGGTAACTTCTATCCTAAAATTCTTTGCACTCTCGTCTTTGAGTAGTGCTAATGCTTGAGGTACAAGTTGCTTATCGTTATCTGATAACTGTGCTGCACCACTTATTCTAACTATTGTTTCTTCTGTAAAGTGTCTGCAAATGATCTGTGCTTTGATGTTGAGAATCTTAGTCGCAAAGTTTACAACATTGTGTTGCATAGTCTTTAATCGACCAGCAGCGTTATTACTCTTGATTATCTGAGCACCTAGTGTTTCATTAGGGTCTGTTTGACCCCTTTGAATGTCAGCAATCCCCATAATCTCGTAAATTTGGGACTTTACTTGTTCCATTGCTTGGTAACACGACATCAAAGCAGACGCAAAAGGTGTAATGTCTACTAAGTCAATAGCACCCTTGAGTCCTTGTTTCTCAGCAAACGCTGCCCAATTCTTAACAGGAAGTAGCGAGTTATTCTCACCCTCACTAAACAGTCGATTGAGTTCAGATGCACTAGCATCGTAGACTCCTCTTACTTTCAATGCGTTAATTAGTCCATCAATACGATCTGCAAGCGTATCTAACTCTTTAGCTTGGTCTTGATACATCGTAAAATCAGGAATTGGCTCTAAGTTCTCAGTAGTAATGTTTGAGAATAAAGGCTTTGGACAAGGCCAAAAGTCCTCTAACTCTAATGGATCAGGTTTCTCATCAAGAATCTTGCCCATTGCTTTAGAAATCCACAGTACATCACCAGACTCTTTGTCCCATATCTCATAAATACACGCTTGTTCACGCATATTCTGATTTTGTGAGTAAGTCTTACCTTCTTCAGGCTTTGTATCTAAAGGTATCTGATAGCCTAAGTCATCGCCAAAACGCTCAACTAGAGCATCTCGATTCATGTAAACTTTACGATATACCCAAGTTACTTCTTCCCATGTTCTACCTACTGAGTGACCAAAGTCTCTCCAATGGACATAATCGCATGGTGCACATTCGTATTCAATTCTTTCAGGTGCTTCAGAAAGCATACCCTCGTTGGACTCATCTTCGTCTGTATCTTCAGTAATCTGTAGACCATCTTCAGGTAAGCCTTGTTCGTCAGCAACAATATGTGGTTCATAGCGTACCCATGCAGTTCCTCGACCACCAATCATTCTGTCAAAAACTGCACTATCCATTGCTGTTTTATAGTCTGAATAGTGTTCTAACTCATACTCTAATGCTCGTTCAAGCATAGTACAAGCTACTCGACCAATCGGATCGTTGTCCTTAAATCGTCTAGTTACATCAGGTCTAGGAAGTCTAGCAAAGATAGCTGGGGTTATTGTTTGGACATTACTGTATAGAATGTTAAACCTAGCATTAGGATTGTTCTGTGTTCTTGAATCGTCACGATAGCGTTTTAGTATCTTATCTGCTCTACCTTCCCACTTCTTAAAGGCTCTCTCGTAGCTAAGTATTCTGTTATACCAATCCGTATAATCGTGATTCATATTCTTCCACTCCTAGGTTTAGGCGATACTGCCCACATTTCACAATTTACAACTCAAAAAAACCTACATGATCTTGATGTTTTTGATGTTGTCTTATATTACTGCCACCACCACATACCTTGCCACAGTCTAAACACATCATAGAGGGCTTTTTTACCCCTTTACGAACATTACTTAAATGCTGCTTAACTTCATTGCTATATTTATTACCTTTAGCATGAGAATTACCCAACATTTTAATACTGTGTGCTTCTTTATGTTCTTGTGTTTTAGGATAATCATTCCCCAATCCACCAGATGTTTTATTAATTAATGGATGTCCTAAGTCTTTAAATACAGAAATTAACAACTTCTCATGAGAACACGCATCATCTAATGTATCCCAAGATGCAACTATTTCAACCTTTACACCATGCTCATTCTTAACTTTCTTCCAATGTGCAGGTCTTTGATATAAATTATTTGGTCTGTTAGGATTCCCCATGCCTACATAAAACACCTTATTATCTGACGATCTTTTATGCAAGTAAGTGCAAAACATTAAATTCTTCCGTTTCTGTTTGGTCTAGGTGATAATTTCCACATCTCATCCAAAGTTACATCTGTTTGCCCTACATATAACCCCTTGATTGAGTGGTCTTTCAAGATTGGTTTTTCTTCTTCTCGATACGCTATAGAGAGGTATCTCCACGCATCTGCACCATGACTTGTCCAATCGTGTCTAGGTTTATCCCTAAAGACCTTCTTGTCCTCATCATATTCTCTTTGGTACTGTCTTAGACATTCTATACCTTCTTGACATTTAGTGTCAAACCAAGCCCTTTGTAATGCCATCCTTGATGCTTGTATTCCATCTTGTAATGATAGATTAGGTACTATTTTAAGCGTTTCTATAGGTATTTTAGTAGCTATTTGCTCAATAACTGACTTACCACCTGAACTTAAAGTCTTTGCTCTAGCATCGTGAGGTAGCCAATGAGTGCCATATTTGTACCCATATTCCCTCTCTTTAGATTTGATTAGGTTTGTATAGTAATCAATGTTCTCACCATTACTTGAGTGGTAGTCTAAGACTCGTATCTCTCCCAATACAGCTTGAAACCAAAATATCGCAGTATCATCGCTGTAACCCAAGTCCCAAGATGTATAACAAGGAAATAGTGGATCATACTCAACTGTCGTGATTCTGCCCTCATCCATTATCTGTCGCATTTGGACTCCAAAGTATGCACCAAGGATTGCACTTTCGAAATTACACTCGAACTCAGCCTCATACTGATCTTCTGTCATCATAGACCTTGCATCATCCAACTCATCTCTAGGTAATATACCTGTTTGACTTGCTCGTAGGACTTTTACATACCAGTTATCTTGTTGCTCTGCCTTGCTAAAAATGTCATAGAATCCGTTATGTCCCTTCGGAGTTCCTATAAAGGTGGCCCAGCCGAGGCGATCAGAAAGTAGAGGTCTCACGATTTGACCCCAAAGATTAGGTTTCATATCTGCCATCTCGTCTAAAACTACCCCATCAAGGTAATTTCCCCTCAAAGCATCTGGATTGTCTCCCCCAAATAGTCGTATCTTTGAGCCATTGATTAGTTCTACCCATAACTCAGATTGATTAGCAGTCTTGCGTACAGGTTCACTAAAGCGTAATAAGTATGACCAAGCAATAGACTTAGCCTGTGAGTAGTAAGGTGCAATGTACCCATACTGACCATTCTCTTTGTTTTCTGTCAATGCCCTATAGATGGTGTCATTGAGTACAGCCACAGTCTTTCCACATCTTCTATGTGCGACTATGACTGCCCATCTCTCTGTTCTATCGTGAAATCCCTCGAATACAGTTCTAGGACTGTAATCAAGTTCTATCTCGACTACTTCTTCCATGAAAACCTATAGTGGATTGGCTTTGCCTCGTCTCCTACTACTTCTTGTCTAGCAAGTTTAGGTAAGTGATACTCCATGACTTGTTGTAGCATAGTAAACGCTTTATCAGGTGATGGAGGTACTACCCATTTACCATCATCTGTTTGGACACCATTAGCGACCTTCTCAAGCCACTCTTGCATTTTGTGAGCATTAGCATCAACAAATCCAGCAATCGCTTCTCGTGCAAGCGTAGTGCTTCTGTTAGGTATTCCTGCTGGTCTGCCTGCTCTACTAAGATTTTTTAACCTTACATCGTCAGTTTTCGTCAGTTTTTTGTCCATATATTCTCAAGTAGTTGATTTATATAGGTATCATTCTATACCATATTTGCTAATAAAGTGTTAAAATTAGGATTCATTCTAGAGGTGATATATGCGAACAATTATAATTCGAGCAAGTTACGATTTTAAATTTGAAACTGTAGATTTTCGAAACAGTAAAGCATATTTAGAAATGCCAGACAATGTAAAACTTAATGCTATTACACAATTAATTGATGAGTTGTTAGTAGAAAAAGAGTTTCTCATTGACCAGACTTCTGCCTTTCAAGATGCTGCATAATATTATCTAGCCATTGTTGGTCTGCAAGTTCTTGTTGATGGCTCATCATAAATGAACGATTAATTTTGGTAGGATCTCTACCCATAGCTTTTTGTGCAGCATAAGATTTAGGGAACATTAACTCTGATGGGATTGTATTTTCTAGTCCACCTACCATTTTGCCTGGTATGCCTGCTGAATAACTACCATGTCTTAAAGTATTAGCAAGCATAATAGGATCTTCAGGTATGCCTTGAAATATTCCATATCCTGCCTCGCCTGTTGGTGCGTTTCTTAACTCAGGTGTAATTACAGCATCAGCAACATCTTCCCATCTTGGAAATCCCATATTTCGATATTCTGCTTTACTCATTGTTTCAACAATAGCTTTTCTTAAATTTCCAGCACTAGCTGTAGATGTTCCATTAGCTAATTGTTCGTATATGTTAGGACTTGTTACACCAGCAAAGTTTTTATAAGGATAAGATGTAGTCTTTTCACCTGTTTTTTTGTTCTTTTTTACTACGGCTAAATTTTGTATTTCATTGTTTAATGCTGATATTGCAGTTTTTGATGGTTTTAATACAGGTAATTGACCAATCATGGCCTCTGCCACATGATGTGAAAAATTAATACCCTCAGGTGACATTGTTGTGTAAACTCCCAAAACATCCTTACCCGATTGTCCAGCAGCCGTTAGATTGTTCTGTTTACTAGTTGCAGCCTCTGGTTCAGATGCCCATGCTCTATTTTCAGCAATATTGGGTTGCATCCTCATGTAATTACCACCACCTTGCAAATCTACATTTCTAGCTAAAGGTACACCTTTTATTTGACTTAATTCTAAACCAGCCTCTGATGTGTCACCAACAACAGGTACTAACATCTTATTCTGCATTTGTTCTGGCAAAATAATATTTCGTTCAGCCATTTCCATATTAGGTTTTAATATAGTTCGGCCTTCTAATGCTAGTGTTTCTCTCCTTCGAACTGCAGGATTAGCTAATGCTTTATCAAATTTAGTTAATGCAGATTTTTCAGCAGGGGTTAAACTTTGCAATGTTCTATTAGGGAAAAGTATTTCGTTTGATGGTATTCGGTTCGGGCCAACAGGTACAACGCTTGGCATTAATCCTTCTTTTTGTAACATATCCTCAGTCATGCGATATGCTTGCTCTCCAATTGCTTTTCCTACTGGTTTAGCTATTGCTACTGCACCCTTAGCTATTGGTGTTGGGTTTACAGGTACAAATTCACCTAATTTTTGGGCTAACTTACCCTCATAAGTCGTAGGTTTGAAAGGTAAAAAGTCTTGAATTTCTTTTGTTGTAGGTAATCCTTGTGCATTTACAAGAGTTCCTATGTTGTCTGTGATTAATTGATTAATGTCACCAGGCAATCCAGCCATCGCAGTTAAAGCACCACGACCAGCACCATATATTGTGTTGCCCAATGCACTCATAGCAGGGCCAATAATATTAGCAGTAGCATCTACAGGTTGTCCTGCACGATTTCTACCTCTTAATAAACTAGCAAGGGTTTCGTTGTCCATCAGAATGGGTCTTTTACTATCTTATTAAATGCTTTTGTTATCTTTTCTTTACGCATGATCCTTTCTTTTTCTTTTTTATCAAGCGTATTCTGATAACCTTTTGGTGCTTTAAGACTAAAATCTAGTTTTTTAGGTTCGTTCTTCATGCGTTATCCTTTACATATTTAGCATACGCATCTTCAAGAGTCTTTTTACGCTTACCTGTAGCCTCTTTTCGTTGCACAGATAATGCAATCGCCAATGCCTGTTTCTTAGGCTTACCTGACTCTATTTCTTTCTTATAGTTATCGCCTACTGCTTTAGAACTTGATGATTTTATAAGTGGCATATTAACCCTTAAACTTGAGCATATAAATTGTGGAATCTATTAGTTCTGCAATGTTATCAATTAATTGCACAATCTCAGATTCTTTAGGTAGATCGTCTCTAGCATCTTTAACAAACTTTTGTAAAGATTCTAAATAATTTAAAGGTAACCCTCTAGGTAAATGATAAGTATCAGGAAATATAGTTATTTGTTTATAGCATCCAAAGTATGCCTCTGCCAACTGATCAGTTAATTCAATAATGTTTTCGTAGAATTTGCCAAGCGTTTTGTGTTGTGCATACGATTTAGTTGTCCAATGCTGAAGATGGGTATTAGTCCCTGAATGTAGCAGAGTTACTAAGAAAAGTGCCATTTGTTCCATAAATACCCCCCTTTTTACTATTTTAACTCAATTTTTATCAATCCACAAATATCTTTATGTATTTCTATTGTTATTTTTGTAAAGCACCTGTCATCAATTTCCAACGCTAAACACATACCATCTAACCCACTTTTGATACTTGCTAACATATTATCCAAGTCCATCCATCTTCGATTTGGTTTGTAAAAGACAATACTTAGCTCTGAGTAATCACCTTTTGGTATATTAGCCTCTTTTGTTATCCAATAGCAAATATCTTTGTAAATAGCCTTTTTTTTGGCTTTTATGTGATAGTGACTACAATTATTTGGGTTTAATTCTTTGGGTGGCCAAGGAAAGGTGATCATAATAGAGCCAATGTCTTTTCTAATAATTCTTCTTCCGTTGTTGAATACAGAGATTCCCATGCTCTCCTGCCAAGTCCATGCACTCCAGTATTACTACCTCGATGATGGATTGGACATAAGCCTATTACAGGTGCATCTACTCGTTTGCCAGCTTTACGAATATGATGCAGTTCCGTTGGAGTATCTTCAATTTTTAAGACAAAACGACATAAACTGCAACCTAATCGTGCAACTTTGTCGTAATGTGCTTTCTGTGCTTTAGTCATTAGCTAGTTCTTGAGCAAAATCTTCTAGTTTCTGTGCTTGATCTGTAATATCGACAGCTATTTGATACGCTGCAACATGATCGTGTTGGTTACAAGCCTCAGCATAGTTTTTTATAAGGTGTTGCAATATTAAAAATGGATGATCTATCATAACATTCCTTTTCTTCGGTTAGCACTAAGTGTTTGAAATATCTCAATAATACGCACCTCATGTTGCCTTTTGTTATCTAATATCTTAAATTGCTTGTATGTCTCTATCCATGCTTTAAGTGCATCATCGTATAAAACGCTGTCTAGGGCTTTTTCTTGTCTCTCTGCTACTGTGCCTTCAGATTGTAAAAATACATGAGCCTTAGCTTGTTTTATCGCTTCCTCAAGGTATTTAACCTGTCCTGATAAGTTTGCATGATCTTCATCGCTAGAAGATAGCATTTTTAGTGCAGTTTCTACTCTGTTTTCGTTTAAGTTCTCAAGATTCATTTATTCTCTCCATTAAGATTGACCAGGCTGTTGCAGCACAAAGTGGGACTTGTCCATTTCCAATGGCTTTAAGTCTGTCCACTCTAGAGGCCACCCCATGAGCCACTCGGTCCAGGTTGGGTTCAATGCTCCACCAGCGATGGCTGCCAAAGGCAAAGAATCCCTCCGATGTTCTGCAGGGCAATTCATGTCTTTCCACATTCTCGCTACTGGTGTTGGGTATTTTTCCATCCGTTTTTTCAATGCTTTTCGACTGTTGCTTCCCCCATCTAACCCTGTCGTGTTCGGTGTATGAAAGAATGTCTCGTTGTTTGGCAACAATCCAAATTCTGTCTCTTTCGTGGTTTGCACCAACATCGGCTGCTGAAAGCACTCCCCATTCTGCATCGTACCCCATCTGGGCCAAGTCTCTAAGGACTGTTCCGAGTCCTCTAGTAGTGAGCATTGGGGAATTTTCCACAAATGCGTATTTGGGTCTAACCTCGCCAATAATCCTTGCCATCTCTCGCCACATTCCACTTCTTTCTCCATCAATTCCAGCCCCCCCCCCCGCGGCTGAAATGTCTTGGCATGGAAATCCTCCAGATACAACATCAACAATTCCTCTCCAAGGTTTTCCGTCAAAGGTTTGTACATCATCCCAAATCGGGAAAGGCGGGAGTATTTTGTCATTTTGTCTTGCGACAAGTACGCTAGCTGGGTAGGCTTCCCATTCAACTGCACAGACTGTTCGCCATCCAAGCAAATGTCCCCCAAGTATTCCTCCACCAGCACCTGCGAAAAGAGCCAACTCATTCATGTTTCCCCTTTTTTAACATTTCTAACATCGTTTTAAACTGTTCTGTGACTTCTTTTTTGGCAAACTGTTTTTCTAAATTCACATCTAATCTGGAGTTCAACTCACCTAATATAGCCTTTGAAGTCTTATAATTTGTCGCATCCCATAAATGTTCTAGTCCTAAATCTCTTAAACCAGTCTTTAAAGTTAAGTTTGCTCTATCATCAAATGAACCCTCAAAGAACAACTCAGGTCTTAGTGACATATCCAAGAAGTTCACCAAGTCTTTGTTTTTATCAATCTGTAGCGTTATGTAATCATTCTTGTTTGGCTTTGATCCGTAATGAAATCGACAGTAAAACGCACCAGTTCCATCTGTTCCTAATCCCATACTTGCTTGTAGCTTACAGCCATAAGCGTTACAGAAATAACTCTTTTTCTCTTGCAAAACAGGTTTATCAAGTTTAATTCTCATATTTTCTCTCTATTATTTTGGTGAAGTTTGTAGGCTTAATCATCCACTCTAAATCTGCCAAGAAAGGTTTTCGGTCTTTATTGACCACCTTTCCTGTCAGAAACTTTGAACCTTTTACAAATACAAAAAAGTCATTTCTAAACCAATCTAGTCCATCTTCTGTGTCTTTACATTCAAACTCTATGAACATTTGTCTCCATCGTTGTTTTAGATAACCCTCTCGTGTTTTATTCCAAGATACAACTCTAGGTAGTTCAGGTAATACTTCATGATAAATATTAATAATCTCAGAATGAGGACATGGGGGAATCTTAGATTCCACTAATATAGTAGTTCTCTTCTCTTCTATACTCTTCTCTTCTCTTCTCTCCTCTTCTATATTGGCAGATGCTAGAACTTGCTTAGCACTTGCTAGCACTTGCTTGGATTTAATTATTTCTTCCTTAATATTCAAAGATTTAGAAACACCACCTTTTTTACCACTTAGGGCTTTAATTAATCGTTCAGTATCTTTTTCAGTTCTTAAAGATTCCATCTTTTCATTGATATAAACATCTTCTATCAACTTAAAGCAACTCTCTAGCACTTGCCAAGCATTTGCCATAACATCATTTGGACAACCACATATTTCAGCAAGGATATTTAAATCATTAGGTATTGATCCTTCTACCCAACATTCATCCAATAACTCACGATATAAACCTCTTTCTATATAATTCATTCGTTGGGCTTTCCGATTTGCTCTCCAATCTTGCCAAAACCATTTGTAATAAGGTAAAGCCCGAAGATCACTCATTTTCAGCCTCATACAATCTTTTATTTTCTTCTGCCTCAGCAATTAATTCTTCAGCATTTTTAATTACTTTTCTAAATTGCCCTATCGTAAGCATTACTATGCCTTCTTCAAAGCCAATAACATTACCAGATGCTTTAAAACATATAAACCCTGTTTTTCCTGCATAAACTTGCGTTTCATCTTGCGATTCAAATTTCAACATATCATTTCCTTTATCCAAAGTTAGACAATCTAGCATCCGCTAGTTATTTAAATAAATCAGGTCTTAACATTTCCCTTGTTAGTCTTCCCTCAGACAGTTTTTCAATACTTCGAATATGCTTCTTGGGTATTGTATTTCGTGCTTTCCAAGCATATATAGCACTCTCTCGAATACCTAATTTTTGTGCTAAGTCTGATAAAACACCAAACTCTATTTGTAATGCAGTTATTGGATTCATTTTCTTCCTTTGTTGTGTTAATATTAAGATAGTATACTAAATTGTGTATATTTGTATAGAAGTTGTAAAAAAGATACAAAATAAATATTTTTACAAAAACTTACACAAATCATGTTTTTTACTATATATTTGAGTCATGCAGTAAATTTAAATGAAACGAAAGGGAAATGAAATGAGAGAATTTATAGAGGCACTAGTAGGATTTGCAGTTATGTTTGGCCCTGCACTAACAATCTGGCTATTACAAGGAGTTAAATAATGACTACCTTATGGATTGATCCACTATCTGACGATGGTCAAGAACTAATTGATGATCGTATCAACGAACTTATCAAGACTGATTTTAAACCAGCTAACTTAGTTAATGAAGCTGTTGCTGAGTTTACAGTTAAAGAAAATCAACAAATAGCTGACTATGTAAACGAAAACGATATGCAAGGTTTAGGTAATTACATTTACTTAAAAACCTACGACTTTGCTTATGAATTAGCTACAAAACAAGCCGAACACGAATTTAACAATGGAGAATTAGAATGAAAACTTTTAACGAATTACGACTTATTAATGTAAATGAATTTACCGAACGCAAGGGACAATTAACCTATTTAAGTTGGACTTATGCCCTTGACATCCTCTTGCAAAACGATTCTACAGCTACTTGGAAGTTCCTAGAGCCTGTAATCTATAACGATACGATGATGGTTAAGACTGAGGTTACTGCTTTTGGTAAGACTTTAGAAATGCAATTATCGGTAATGGATAACAGAAATAACGCTGCTAAATCACCAGACTCACGCAAAATTAGTGACTCGCAAATGAGGTGCTTGGCTAAGAATATTGCCTGTTTTGGTATCGGTATGTATGTCTATGCTGGTTCTGATCTTCCATCTGAGGCAATAGATGAGGAAACTCCTGATCTGACTGATTTATGTACTAACTGGTGCGACATGATAGGTGAGTGCTTAGATATGGATACGCTTAAAGCTGCTTATGGTCAAGCATATAAAGAACTATCAAAAGATAAGGCTGCAATTGATCGTATTTCTAAGGCAAAAGATAAAAGAAAGGGAGAACTAGTATGAAAGCATTTCCAACAAATGTAACAAAATCTAGTGGTGGTGATGGTTGGAAAACAGATTACGGCATGGATTTAAGAGATTACTTTGCAGCTAAAGCCTTTCAAAGTCTAATAGCCTATGCTTTACCTGATTCTATTTATTACACATTAAATAATATGCAAGCCATAGATATTGACATAGAGTTGCTATCTAGAGATGCTTATCTATATGCTGATGCAATGATGGAGGCTAGAAATGACAATAAGTGAGCAAATAGAGTCTTTATTATCCAAGCAAAAAGAAATAGACTATATCTTGGTTACTGAAACAATTAAAGAGTATTTAGTTACATGGCCTAAAAATGTCGATTCGCAATTATGGAATCATCGTCTTGAATCTTTATTAAAGAAAATTGATGAAAAATTCGAAAGAACACAGAAGTGATAACCACTTTACGCAAGAAGAAGTTGCTTATATCTTGCAAATACCACGATTTAAAGTAGAACAAATAGAGAGAATGGCACTTAGAAAACTAGCTTTTATCATTAAACGCAAGTATAAAAAGGAGGATGTGTTATGAGTCGAGAGTTCTTTTGGTCAATTATTCTAGGTATTCTACTGTGTGGATTTGTCATTTATTTGACTGAATTAGGTAGAAAATCAGAAGTAAATTGTGCAATGTTAATGGGAGGTTGGCATCCAGACATACCTAAGAAGTATGCTGAAATGTGTATCGCTGCTAAACAAGAGAGAAACGACAGATGAGTTTTATTGTCGCATCATTACCCCCCTTAAAATGCTTTGTAAAAAGAGAATACTTATATAACTTTACTAAAGGTCATGGAGAACTAGAACCTTGTGTATGGATTAGTTTAAAGGCTCTCAGAGGACAAGTATTTCGTATTGAGTCACTACTACCTAACTATGGTGCTTTGTACGACAAACTGCCTATTAGTGCGTATGTATGGAAAGAAGATCATGGTGACTTACCTGTTGATTTCTTACAGTTATGGGATTGCATGGGCTATAGATTTACTGTTGTTGAGAAGATTGCACTTCGTAACTTAGGAGTCAAGTTTTTAGGTAAAGATAAAGAGTGGCATTTTGGTAATTACTTATTTACAGTTGATTTCTGTGCAGATGGTGACTTAGATACGACTTTTACAGAACAAGCTGAAGAACATAAAAGTTTTAACTTCATTCAATTAGAAAATGGTCAATTTGCTTGTCAGCCTAATAATCGTTGTTTATGGTATGACCAAAGTCTTATCCCTAATGAAGTTAAATTTCCTGATTTTCAAGCAGCACAACATACATGGTCAGTAGATGGCACAAGAAAGTGGACAACAAGTAACGATTGGTTCTATACAACAGAGGAAAAAAATGACTGAATCATTAATATATAGAGAAGTAGAACAAGGAACAGATGCCTGGTTAGAGATTCGCAGAGGCAAGGTGACAGCTAGTCGTGTAGCAGATGTCATGGCTAAGACTAAAACAGGTGTATCAGCATCAAGAGGTAATTACTTAATTCAGCTTGCTTTAGAACGAGTAACAGGTGTCATAGAGCCTTCTTACACCAATGATGCTATGCAACATGGCAAAGACAACGAACAGACTGCTAGAACAGCGTTTGAAGTTGCTCATAATGTGTTTGTAGATCAAGTTGCATTTGTCGATCATCCTACAATTAAAAACTTTGGATGCTCACCTGATGGTGTTATTGGTGATTCTTTGCTGGAGTTGAAATGCCCATATCAAAGTGCAGTACATTGGTCATATTTTAAGGATGGTTGCCCATCAAAATACTATACCCAAATACAAGCACAGATGTCATGCACAGGTGCTAAGTCGGTCTGGTTCGTATCATTTGACCCAAGGATGCCGACAAGATCACAGTTGTATATAGAAGAAGTTATGCGAGAAGAAGAATTTATAAAGAAGATGGAAGAAGAAGTTTTGAAGTTCTTGAATGAAGTGGAAGTGGAAATGCAATTAATGAAAGGTAAATAATATGGCCATCAAATGGTATCTGAAAGCAGCAGTATCCGAGTATCAAGATAAAGATGGAAAGGCAAAAAAGAAGTATCAGAGTATAGGAATCATTTTAGAGACTAAAAATGGGCTTATGTTGAAGTTAGAAACAATCCCTTTATTCTCTCTTAAAGATGGTTGTTTAATCGCTTATTTGAACGATCCTGAACCTGTTAAAGATGCTTTTCCTAAATCTTTAGCTGACATCCCAGACGATGTGCCATTTTGAGGACAACTATGTTTACAGAACGACAAAAAGCACAGTTAAAGGCTGCAGCTAGACCTAGAATGATTAATGGAGTAGAAAATCCTGATTTGAGCAAACCAAATTATGCTCTTGAGGATGTTATTAATCAAATTAAACTAGAAAACAGTAGAGCATTTATGGAGGAGTACGACTTAAAGAATCGTGTATTTTTTCATAAGCCTAAGAACTTAAAACCTGACGAATATTTAGCTTTTTATGAGGAGAATATATGACACAGTATCAATTAATTGTTCAAGCATTACACAAATGGATTAGTCCTCTTGATGCACTACATAAAGCAGGGACTATGAAGTTATCAACTAGAGTCGGTGAACTAAGAGCCAAAGGTTATATCATTGAAGATCGTTGGCACGAAAGTCGCAAGTTTAAAATGTATAAACTGGTGAAGAAACCATGAAAGTACAAATAGGTATTCACTACTATAAACCAAGACCTTACTTTGAAACAGATAAGGATATGCTTAAACTTCAAACTGCACTACTGTATAAGCGTGTTCCACTTTTATCTATTATCAAGGCTTGTTTTCGTGGTTGGTTATGAATTGAGTTTGGGATACTTATATGTGTCCATCTGTCAAACTCTCTGATTATTTGATCAAAGTTAAGGTCACTAGCGATAATGGCCTTAACTACTTCATCAGGAGTCATTCCTACAACTCTCAAGTCTGCAGCACAACCAATCCTATGCTGACTAGTATCTTTAGAACCCACAGCATCATTAACCAGTTTACTACGAAAAGCACTATTAATAAAAATGGGTTTGCTAAGTAGCGTTCTAACTTGTTCAAGAAACTCTGCCAAGCGTGTAAGATTACTAAGTTCAACATCGTTTGGAGTATTGTCAAATTCACGATGATCTGTATGCGTAAGTTCTTCAAGACTAAAATGTTCACTTAGTTGCATTTTTCTTCATCTCCATTACTTTTTCCAATGTTCTGCCGCCAAAGTAAAAGCTCATAATGAGCATCCCCCATTGACCTAGCAACTCCACATAATTGTTATTTACTTCAATATCCCATGCACTCATCATGCCAAAGACTGTATAGGTGATTAAAATGAATATAAGCGTCATAGGGCGAATGTTCTTAGATAGCCAAGAGTCTGACATCATATCAGCAGATTGTCGCTTGGTGAGTTCTTGAGCCTCTATATTATCAGCGTTTAATTCTGCTAATTTGCCTTCTTGTTGCATTTGTAGTAACTCTTGTTGGGCTTTAGCTTTAGCCTCTGGGTCTGGAATAAACTTATCTAAGACTTTCATACCAACATCAAACAAAGCTGTAAGTGGGAACATTATTTAGCCTTTCTAAAGTGTAGTAATGCTAAGTCAAATATGATAATAGATGCACCTATGTCTTTAGTTATCCAAAGAGGAAAAAAAGTATCTACAGGATAAGAACCAAACTCAAAGTAATGTAGTGAACGCATAACTTGAACCATTAATCCCATAGTCATTACAAATATACCAATCTTGCTTAACATACGCATATCTGTAAAGAATCCACTAAACGCTAAGAAAGCTACTATAAAGACTGCAATTAGTTCAATTACTAAAATAGACATGAGCCAATGAATTAATGTCATTTCTTTGCTCTTTTTTGCTTAATTTCTTCTGCTACTTCACCAATATCCATGTGTTCACGCTTAACCATGTAATTAGATACCCAATTAATGACAGCTACACTACATAGACCTAGAATCCATGCTAATCCTATTAACATATCTAGCTTATCAGTACCAATACTTAACTTATCAGCTACTATTCCTGTGAAAGCAAAGCCTGCCATTGCACTTATCCCACCAGCAATAAATACGCTTGCAACCTTACCCTTCTCTTGTAGTTTTTCAGGAGTCCAAAACATAGCTAGACTTAGACCACCAAATAAACCACCTAAGGCTGGTGCTAGTTTCTCAATAAGAAAGCCTTCTGGAATCATTTAACAGTAAAGTAATGAGAGAAAAACCCTACAAATGAACTAAGTGCTGAAACAATCATCATACCAGCCCATAATGAGCCTTTAGATCGTTCTGCCATTGCTAATAGTGTTTTAACATCTTGTCGCAATTCAGAGATTTCTTTTTCCATAGTCTCCACTTTGTGCCACATAACACCAACTTTTATAGGGTCTATCTCACTCATTATTTGCTTTCTAAAGAATCCTTCAGTTTCTTAATAAAATGCTCTTTACCACCATTTAACTGTTCAAGATTATCGCTTGCAGAGTTTATTTTTGAATCTAAACTAACGCAATGTCTAAACAATTTCTGTTGTTCAGGTGTTAAATCTTCGTAGTTGTAAACTACATCATCTACAGTTATTTGAGTTTTTTTCTTGTCTTGACTCATTTAATACTCCTAGTTATTAAGAATTAATTTGTGCTTGTTGTGCCTCTTGTTGTGCTTGATATGCACTTACAATTTCAGTTGTCCAAGCAACATTACAAATGTCTTGAACATTCTGTGGTTGTGCAGATACATCACTTGCAGGTACAAAAGATGAACGATGATATTGTTTAGATATTTCTTTACCATCTTCCATAATTCTTGTTACTTCACGAACTAAAACAATACCATTTTCTGTTACTGTAATTTGGTCTACTACTGTTTCTTTAGTTAATGCCATTTTAATTCTCCTTAGTTAAATGTCCGACTAGATAATCCAATCTAGTTAATCTGTAAAATAAGTAACTGAAACATAAAATCTAGCGTCTGCAACTACATCACCAGCAAGATCGGCTGAAGAACCAGCAACAAATTTTGATATTGTTAAAGAAC